TATAATGCCAGCAGGATTAGTGGGGTCATCTATGTAGATGCTCACATACCGATAATTTATATCTGTGAAATAAATAAGCCTATCATCACTTGTCATGGTCAAGGTGACATCTACTTCAGGGCTAGACCAGTCCGAAACATTATCAGCCTGAAACTTTATGGTAGCTTCCTTTGATATGCCTAGAGTGCTTCCCAGTGGAGCAAATAATGTGAAGGCTCTAATACTGTCAGGAAAGCCTAGATCTATGGTGATCCTAGTGCTTGTAGTCGAGGTTTTGAATATCTCGGATCTTATGTCAGACATAGCATTTGTTAAGGGGTAGCTTACATCTTCATTTGTTATTGTATAGTTATTATCTATTTTAAGGTTATCCATAAATCGCATGTTACAATTTTGGCTCATTAGGCTATCCTTGCGTTGTCTTGATTCAATTCCAGTATTCTACTAGCCAGAACTTCGCCGTCAATTGTTAGCTCAACGCTCAGAGGTGCAGCTTCTGCAGTCTCATCGCCTGCACTGATCTGAATTTCTAGAAGCGACTCAATAGACTGTTGTATTGAACCGAGAATTGAAACCACTTCGCCGTCACTCATCTTTAGATCTTTAAAGTTCTGCTCAGGTACTACTACTTCACCAGGAGTAAGTAGAGCGGGCACCGAATCGACCCCTGGAATACCACCCTGGACTAGACCACCTTCTGCAAAGCCTGTCATTTTCACAGACCTTATTTGATTGACTCTAGCACCACCAGCAACAACGGCGGCGGCTGCAGCGGCTGCACCTAAACCTGGACCCACAACAGGGATACCAGCCAGTGATTTGTATGCTTCAATTGCAGTTGTTGGAATAGCTACCAAGGCTTGAGCTATGGATGCTGCCTTACCAATTTCAAATGCCTGCTTGTTCCCGCTACTCTGAAGGGATGATATAGCGGATAATCCGGCGCTAGTGGACTGAGCCCTTTGCTTCCAGGTACTGTTTTCAAACTTAAGTTGCGCATCTGCATTAATTTTACTTAAGTTGAGTTCATCCTTCCTAGCCTTCGCAGCAATAGCCTTCTCTTCTTCAGCTTGACGCGCCTTTAATTCTATCATCATGTCAGCTTGAGTTTGAGCCTGCAAAAGCGCGGCCTCATCAAATAAACCCTTGGATTCTAGTAGGGCTATATTCTTCTCAGCTTCTTTTTGAATGATTATATCGCGTTGAGCGTCTAGCTGCTCTAGGATTAGCTGGTTTTCAGTGGCAGCCGCGGCCTTAGTGTTGGCTATCTTTTGAGCGTTGAGTACCTGCAGCTCTTCATTGATTTTCGCCTGCTGGACTGCCGCGCCGTTATCTTCAGGCGGTGCCTCTTCTTCTATCTTCTTAGCTGCTGCCTGGGATTCAGAAGGAGCCCTGCTAGCAGTAGAGACATCGACTATAGACTTCTCTAATTTTTCAATCTCTTCTCTTAACTCTTCAGCCCGCTTTTTTGGATCTTTGATGCCATCAGATATGCCAACAAATTCCAGCATGCTTTGAGTTATGGAGCTAGTACCGCTCTCGACTTCCTCTAGTTCTGACTTGAGGTCACCTAACTCACTTGTCATTTTCCTAAGCTGTTCGGGCTTAGTTTCATTGAACCATGAGCGTAACGCTTGAACACCCTTGGTCAGTGCAACAGTAATCTCAGTGGCTGCTGGCAGCAAAATCTTGCCTAGGTCAGCAGCTAGCAAGTCGATATTATCTTTAAGAGTTGAAGTGGCACCAGTGAAAGTCTTAGATAGACGCTCCATACCACCAGCGAATTGACCCGCTCCTGTGCTCATGGTAGCAAATGCCTTAGCAACTTCTTCGCTAGATATCTTGCCTGCGCTAATCAAACCCCTAATTGAAGATTCAGCAACACCTAAGCTTTTGGCTAGCACCGGACCTAAGTTGACCGTTCTTTCCGCTAACTGATTGAACCTTTCACCAGTCAATTTTCCGGCTACTTGTATCTGGCCGAAAATCTGTGATAGCTCGCCAATGTTCTGGCCAGTAGCGGCTGCTACTTCACCTAATTGCTTTAGTTGTACAAATGACTGCTCGGTATTGGATCCAAAGGCAAGGAGCGTTTTATTAGCCTTTGCTAGCTCATCAACTTGGAAAGGTGTTTGCCCTGAAAATTCAGCAATCCGCTCCACCTGCTCGGCTGCAGCCTCGGCGCTACCAGTAAAGGCTATGAATTGCGTTTCTAGATCTTGGAATTTTGAGGCTTGATTGATTGCTACGACTGCAGCCGAGCCTATGGCAGCAACGGCGACGGCGGCGCCAGCGGCTGCTTTAGACATTAAGGCAAAGCCTTTGCTGGTTTTCTTCCCAGACTTCTGGGCTTCTGCTCCTAGCCCTTTAAATTCTTTTTCTAACTTCTGTAGTTCTTGAGTAGCTTTTTTGGTTGCTATAGCAATCGCTATATTAATGTCAGCCATCTTGTTACCCCTTACTCTTTGTCATAACCTCATTATAGGCCGCTTTGATTATATAGACCCTATCAAAATCCATATGCGAAAAATCCTTAGCATTGAGATTGAGGCTCAGAGAAGACGCTTTGGTAACTAAGTTATGTAGCCTCAAACCCCGCAAGGCTATGACTGCATTATCAGCGCCTGTTATGCCGTCAAGGGGTGGGAACCCGATTCCTATGTTAGAACCGACCTCCCTTAAGATTTTTTTTCGACATCATCCACTTCATTGCTAAGTAAGGACAAGGCCAGCGATGACAAGTCATCAGACATTGACCTGTCATTCAAGCAATCTTCCCAGCTTTCCTTGCCTGTAATCAATTCTATAAAAGGAGCAGTATTTTCTAACGCTCGCGCTAGTCTATAGAATCCTGATTTATCGCTACCCCACCCGCAAGCGTCCTGAAGGTCGAATAGTTCGATAACATTAGGAAGTCTATACTTGATTACTGTTCCGTTTTTACATTCAATACTAGGCATAAAAGTCTCTTAAAGCTGGGTTATATAAACATCTTGCAAGCCTGCAGTCCCTACGATTGCAGTCCCTGCAAATTCTTCAACGATATAGCCATCACTGTCAATAATATTTTTAGTTGTGATTGACACTTCAGGGCAGTAATTACATTGAACAGTCCCAGGCTCCCAGTTACCACCAATTTTTCGGCCAGTGACAAATGCTAAGGACACAGTCTGATTTTTGAGCATCTTGTAGGTGCGGTCAGCATCGTGGCGCTTGAACTTCAGGGTTCCAGTAATAGATACTTCCCTGGAAAGGATAGCCGACTCATCAACACCACTTTCAGCGCACCAGTTAGGAACATCTGTCTTAGGTGTTCCAATGGTTATGTTGAACGCTTGGCCACCAAAACAGATGTAGTCATCAAAATCACCCAGTATCAGCATGTTGTCTTTTACAACAGACGGCTGACTATCATCATAGGATGGGGTAACTGCAGGACCGTAGCTCAGTGCGTTGTCTGAGTCGTATGTTAGAGCAGCCGTATCATCAGCAGCTACAAGGAAGCCAATGCTAGCGCCGATTGAGTTAGCGGTATTTGCGCCTGTGTTCCATAGAAGACTTAGCACCGTACCATCTGAGGCAATGTTGAACTTACCAGTGGAGCTGTCAAATGAGCATGAGATATTATCACCAGCGCTCGCTGCTGATGCTGCTAGCATCTTAGCGCTGATTGCATCGGCTAGATGTATCGGGGTTTGATACCTTCCCTCATCTATGATAGCCGCTACTGTGCCACTGCTGTCTGTAAAGTCGATGTATTTGTTATTTGCACCAATTGAAATTTGATTTTCGCCAAAATTAATTCCACCGATCTCAAAAGCAACAGTGGCTAGATCATTGGCGGGAAAATCCATGGCAACAGAGTTTGTTCTACATCCGCCGTGAGTCAAGTGGTAGGCGCTGTTAGCACTAGAGGACTGAAACTCATGGGCTGAAAATGTTGGCTGACTATCATCGGCAGTATTCCAAAAAACAGCCTTGCCTAATCCTACACCCGAGGCGGGAGCTACACCGAGATTGAAACCTAGAGTAACCTCATCGGGTGAAGCAGCAGAATCGATTGCGTATATAGGCCGAACCGCGTAGCCGTTAGCGCCGTCCTTGATTAGAACAGCCTGACCTACTTTGAGTTCACCAGCCAAGATGTCACCATCGGCTACCTTTAGAATCGCACGATTCGAGGAGTCACCAGCAGTAGAGCCTGCAGCAGTAACAACTTCAGTAGCGTGGATCTCTTGACCACCCAAAGCAGCTTCATAGAGAATAGCATCCTCTGGTGCTACCCCTTCAATCCCGCTGGTCTTGATGTATCGACTAACGGATCCTGTAGGAGCTTCTTTTGTAACAAAGGATTTACTAGCGCCTATTGAGTTCCTTAGTTCATCAGAACTAGTTGTTTCAACAGCACCTACTAAAGCAGAACCTTCTCGCACCACACTAAAGCTGGCAGCAGTCGGATCTACGATAACCCCTTCTGATGTCTCTTTTATGAATGCCATTACTTTGGACTTGGAACTAAAAGCCATGTGCTACCTCTCTGAATATTGTATTTTTATATCAGAAATAATCCCGATATATTGCTTTTGGTATGTGTCATCTACTATGTATTCTATGCCGTTATCAGCTTCATAGAAAGCATTTACAGCAGTACCTGCTAGACTTCGGTCATACTCTAGCGCCAAAATCAAAGCAGTCTGGTCTAGCACTAGGCTTTGCTCTAGATCTTTCCTTGTTTCGGCGTCCAGGCTTGCGTCATATGAGTTTGTCAGAACAACAGTAATAGAGCGTCTTAGGGATATGCCATTGCAAAACTCGGTTTGATCACGCTCGGCGGCTGCCAATGCAGTGGCAAAACCCTTATTAAGATAAATATTAGGGTTATCTGCCACGTCTTGGGAGTCGGAAAGCTTCACATAGTCCGGCAATGTCGTATTGATTAGAGCCTCAAGGGCATCTTGTATTGCTACTATACTCATCTGGAAACCCTATTAGTCGTTAGTCGCTTCTCGAAACGCTCCTTTTGGCCGTTAGCGTTAGCATCTACGTCAAACTTCCTAATATTTATTGACTCTGAATATCTTTTGCTAGCCTGCTCTATAGAAGCCTTGTAGTTCTTAACGCCAAGCCCTGTCATGATAATCTCGGCTGTTTTATGTATACAGGCTTCACCCAGTGGAGCAATGTCTAGGATCTGGGATCTGTCCACTATCACAGACTTTCTAACAAGGTCTTGAAGCACGTACTCACTGCCAATAATTCTTTGTTCTAGCCAATCCGTCTTCCCGACTTCCCAGCTTCTCAATAGAACCGCTTGGTTCAGATGGGGGTATTCCCTCAACAGCTCATCTTCCTCAGCCAGAAGCGATCCTACATAGGCAATTGATACCGACCCAATGGCAGCCGAGAAGCCTAGACGCGTCCAATATTTGTCATAGACTACAGGACCGGAGGAGAACTCAGTCAAGTAAGGCTCGTCACTCGTATCAGTTACAAGATTCCAGCCCTCGTCCCTATCTGGTGTGAATTGCAGTATGCCAGGACGTGCCAAAGGCACTGATGCCAGCTCAGTGTAGTCTAGGATATCAACAACGGGATTCCATTTTCTAGAGCCGTAGTACTCCACTGATACATCTGCAGCTATTGCATTGGCTGAACTTATATTCAAATATTTATGATTGATTGGGAAGTAGCTGCCAATGTATAGCTTGTCACCTACATCAAAATTTAGGCTGGCTGATACATCATTATATGCATTCACTTCCCTAGTGATATCGAGAAAACTCGAGGCCGAGTCATCCCAAAACAAAACACGTTGGTCAATATTACTAATCATTAACTATACCTTTTAGGCTAGGGTGGTTGGTATATACAACATCGCCTAGCTGGGTGACTCTACTCGGCGAAAATACCTCTAAACCATAGATTATTTGTGGCTGTAGATCCATGTCATCATAGAGGCCATCTAAAATGTAGAAGGTTGCTTCTGAGCAGTAGAACTTGTCATCACCATTTTCTAAGTGAATTGCATAGTCATAGGATAGAAAGTGGCCAATAGATTTTATATATTCGATCCGTCCGAGCGCCTTAGCAAAGTTTTCAGGCTCAAGCTTCAGTTTGTTTATGCATATGTAATCGGCGTCCCTGAGAACTTCCAATAGATCTTGTATCACTAGACCTTCTGTGGTGACGTGAAAGGCTTGGTGCTTACCACTTTCGTCGGCTAGCAAGAAACCAGCGTGATTGAAGTCGCCGTCTGTCAGCTTTCTAATGGCCATGGATATAGGAGAAGAAACCTCCGCAGTGGCAAAGGTGTAGATAGTACAATCTTCACTGACCAATATGTCTTTGGCTATTCTGTGATACTCAGACATTGGGAACTTTGGCTTTCCTCCCGATATCTTCACCTCTAGGCTGTTCATAGCCTTGAGTGACCACTCCCAGATTGACGTCCTCATGAGCCATTGCGTTATTCTACCCATCATATGCTAAGCCTTAAATTGATCGATCATTATCTGCAACCCAATCTGCTCGCCTGCTTTGTGTTTAATTATAAACCGAACTTTATTGCTATTGTTAACAGGATCATACACGAATGATTTTATTCCACGGCCATCGAATTTCATCGATGCGCCTGCTGTGAAAAACTCTAGATTTATTCCACCAGCAAAATAAGGAACAGAACCACCTAGGTTTTCAGGTATATCAGGAGCTACTATGCACCATATGTAAGCCCTATCCGTTGGCTTGTTTTTAATTTGAAGCGCGCCGCCTATGATATCGAAATCATAAGTTGACTGCCAGTCTAGGTGCGTTTTTACACAGCCAGCATCTAGCCTTATCTGAAAGTCAGCATCCGTTTCAGAACCGCCTTGAACTAACTCGGTATTTGATGCGTTGTAGAACTTTAAAACGCCATCGCCGTAGTCGGTGCCATCGTCAATTCCCGCGCCATCGTCTTTGCGATTATATAAGGAATTTAATTTCGAGCTATAGAAGTCAAGCGATCTAGGCTCATAGTGCCAGCCTGTTTTAGTTGTTTTTGTTCTTTGGATCAATGCACCATCAGAATCTAACGGCGTTAAGTTTTTCTTAGATGCTGGCTTGTAGTTTGTGTCCCAATCTGAATAGTCAGTATCAGAGTCTGAGATGACACAGCGATAATTTATGCTGCCATCAAGTACATTTATTACATTATTTTGGTTAGAATCTAACACCCACGAATATTGCAAACCGCTGTCTATCACTGTCTTAAATTCAGGCCAGTCTAATTTGATCACTTTATTTGTACTCCCTAAAACGACCTGAAAATAATATCTTAGCATTAGAAGATATAGTTCTCGTTACCAATGACAGTGGCTGGGAGCTCCCGTCTATCTTGCGTCCCAAGTATAGGTCGCTTAAAATTTCCTGAATATCCCTAGAGCCACCAGCCTGGACGTAGCCGCTTTGAATAATCTGGCCACCTGTGAAAGTTGTGTATGAGTCTAAGCCTTCAGCTATCGACTCTGGAATTGCAGTCCAGGAGTCTCCTGTGAATGTTCCGCCTATCACAACTTTATAATACAGGGTTGAGTTGCCAGAAGGTGAAAGAAGATCAAACCCAATAGGCTTTATGGATGCCCTATTTTCTGTTGACTTCATTCTTATAGATGCCAAAACGGTCTCAGTCGTGTTGATAGTCACCTCATTCGCTCCAGTATCAACGGATATAACATCACCAAGATTGCTTTGACGTCCGTTATTGAATATGGCGACACAACTAAAATCAATTTGTGGCTGGCTTCCTTGTACGGAAGTATTAGTCATTTGTACATTGACAGGCAAGTGCCCTGACTGTGTGTAGGCAACGGCTCCAACATTAGCAAATGCAAACCTATGAAAAATCTTCCTAGCACCATCGTCAAAGATTCCGAACTCTAACGCATTACCGCCTAGCCAAGAGAATTGTATATAGAACAGGTTATACTTGTCCCAGTTACCCATATCTATACCTGAGGCTGTGGTGCCATCTGCTTTATCTTTATTAAAGTTAGCTTGCGCCACTACCGTCTCGACAGGACTGCCCGATGTAGATGATCGAATGACAAAGCTTGCAGTCGTCCCATCGATGCGAAAAAAAGCACCGTTCTTATCGTCGAAGCATCCAAACTCCTTGGTTACTCCACTGACTTTACCGTGAGGGTTTACTGTAAAGAAAAATGATTGCTGCCTACCCTTGGAGTATTCGTAGTACCTATATGTTCTATAAATTATTGTATCACTGCTTCCAGTGGAATTTTTTATCTCGGCAGAAACTTTGTCTAGGTTTATGGTAGACGTCCCACCGTTAGAGGCTGACGTATCCCAGTAGAGGCTTTGACCTGCGTTATATCTGTGTGAGAATGACCACAAAGGAGAGTCTTCAGCAACGGATAGCCTATCGAATAAGTCAGTATTTGCTTGCCCGACATTTATTGTAGCCTCGTTTGACTGGTGTATCTTTAAGCTATCACCAACAACGCCGATTTTCTTACCCTCATCGGTGCCATCATCGCCTTTTACTTTTACATCATCACCATCAGCAAAACCAAACATACTACTCACCATCCTCAGCAGGGAAGTGCTCGGTTATCTCAAAGATATAACCTTCACATTTTTTCATCAAATGAATGACTGCGCTCGTAAGCTGTATAAACTCTTGCATCTGTGGAGCCTTGACCGTGAACTCGGCATTGGTATTCACAAAGTTCATATATGAAGCCAGCTTCTTCAATTCATCGGGGGTGAAGGTGAGAGACGGTTTTTTTTCAGCCATGTTGATTCCTGATAAAAAGGCAGGGCTAGAGCCCTACCTCGTAAGTAAATGTTAGGATAATTCCATTACTCTTAGATCTTCACCAGATGCACCAGCTTCACCAATAATCTGAGGAACAATAGCAGCGCCTATTCTGGCTGACATTTTTTCCCTAGGGTAGATTGGAAAGCCATTAGCAGTGGTCACGCCATTCTTGCCGAAGAACAAACCCTTATTGCCAAGATTGGCAATTAGTAGGTGCTTTCTGTTAGCAAGGGAAGTGGCTACAACATCCACTGCTGTAGTTGAAACTGCTGTAGACGTGTTTTCTATAGCTACATTGGCAAGATCGTCATCAATATCACCAGAAGCGATATTAACATCTAGAGCACCAGCAGTGGATCCAATTGCAGTGCCTGTCCCATCGTGTGCCCATGCCTGCACAGAATCACTGGCAGCCGTTAGGTCACGGATGTCAAGATCAATGGCATCTACAGTGATTGAGTTACCACCATCGGCAATAGATACACTATCGCTAACAGAACTAAGCGATCGGATATCGAATCCGTTGCCTTCTACAAACAAACCACCAGAAGCGGCAAGGATAAATCCTTGGTAGTCGCCTTCAGTGCCAGCTAATAGTCCAGCAGGAACAGCAGCCAAGTCATCAACTCGGATACCTAGGCCAAAGCTACCAAGGTCACCAGAAGTATGAGCGCTATCTTCAGCATATTCTGAGGCAGCGGTAACGCTTAGAGCGCCGCCAACAGAGGATATTGCATTGCCAGAACCATCATGTAGAGCAGCGGCTGAATTGAGCCACTCCTCTGCCGCAATAGTCTGACTTGCGATTAAGTCACCATCCGAACCTGCTCGGATGTAGGCACCTACGTTGGAGCCTGCCTCGGTTGCTGTTGGGTCAAAAACAAGTGAGCTAGTCAACATTTATCTACCCCTTCTTAATAAATTACATCCATTCGATGACACTTAATATTGTACCATTACGGCTCGATTCAATGTAGAGGGATAAAGTAGAGGTGACTAAAATATTTTTTTCGCTATATGTCTGACCTGGCCTAATCTCAAAGTAATTTGTAGACGTTTCGCCTGTTTGCCAAGATGCCTTAAATATCGCGTTACTAGTTTGATTCATTATATTTATAGCCGTGACCCCTGAAGGGAAGATCAACTCCTGCTCGATGCCAGATGCTGGGAATGTCATAACTCGACTAGATGGAGAAGATAAAACAGCACTAGGAGACGGTTCAACAGGAGCCATCAATACAATGGAAGACGTTTGTGTTGCACCTTCTTTGAACTTGGTGCGTTCGAGATCATTTAATGAAAGTGTAGGATTTAAAGCCAATGGGTTATCCTTGACGACTAAAATTAAGAGGGCACGAAGCCCTCCTGTAGTCTAACTATTCATTCGGTTTTTTCCTCTTAACAACTTTCCGGTCAGCCATCAGTATAGCTACGTATTGACCAGTCGGCTGCAAGATTATCTTTACTATAGAAGCCGGAACTTCTACCTTTGCTAGATTCTCTCTAAGCAGCTCAAACGAACGTCCTCGAACCTCTATGAGATTCGAGAAGCTATTGATATCTTGCATTTAAAACCCTTGTCTAAATATTAGACCAAGGTTCTCAGTGTGTGCTTGATATTGCCAGAATGACCCAGCTTGGCACCACCAACAAGATCAACGCTGACCATCATAGCGAACTCGCCTTGAGCGTGCTTGTCTGAAACCTTGAACCTTGGCTCGTATTGCTGAACCCAGTATAGAAAATCTGGGTGGAAAAACAAGCCACGATCACCATTGCCAGCACTATTATCTTCAAACATATTCAGGCCAAAGCGTCTCATACCCTTTTGCCCGCCGACCATCGGACGATCATCAACATAGTCACCACTTGTAAGAGTAGTGTCTAGTAGCATGTCTTCCCAGTAGCTAGTTCCTAGAAGGCCGTACCATCCTTTGGAACGCTCCCACTTTTGGTCAGCTCCATACTTACGCGCACCCGCTAGAACAGTTGCTGACATTGTTGGCGCTACACTAGAAACTGAAGGAGCCACGATGCCATAAAGGTATGCATTGATCTGCTCACTGATAGCAGAAACCATAGCAGAACGGATCTGCTGTGATCGAGAACTCAAAGGATCCAACATGGTCTGAATGTCAGTGAGGTCTGCAAAGTCAGCACTAGCAACAAAGCGCCTATCAGCTACTACCTGAACTTGATTAGTAGTAACAGCTTCAGGAGTGAAAGTACGAGCAGCACCAGCTTTGTCAATTGTTAGAGTTTCACCAGTCATTTTATCAATCTGATTTACTCTAACGTTGTCACCAACGTCACGAATCTCACCAGAATAATCTTTGTTGACTAGATTGATTAGAAGGTTGTCTTGTCTTAGATCATCCATAAAAAGGGATGACCAGATGTCTTGGATAGTTGATTGGACTTGCGCTAATTCAGTAACTGCCATTGCAAAACCTCATAAATTAATAATTTTACTTACTCAGCCAGCAAGCAAAGCGCTAAGACAGTCCAGGATGATTGACTCGCTTCTCGGACAGTGCTTTGCGCTTGTCTTCAGGACTAAGCTTCTTCCACTCATCAACGGATAACTTGGGCTGACCTTGTCCAGATTTTAGATTAGGTAAAAGGTTGCCTATTGGTGCCACTAGTCTAGGATGCTCCCTCTGGAAGCCCTCAACAACACTAACAACAGTATCCGAAACAACTTCTCCCGACTCTTCACTTATAAGAATATTATCAAGTGAAAGTAGACCCATGTATTTTGGATCTATGTTTATGCCTTTTTGTTGGAGTAGTCCTAATGCAGCGTTCATTTTGCGGTAATCAAGCTTGTCTTTGATATGGGAATTATTCTCATTCGCTAGACGCTCAATCTCAGCATTCTTTTGCCCAAGCAATTCTGTGAAGTTTTTTTCTTCCAGTAGCTTCGACTCTTTTTGAAGCCTTACCTGTTCATCGAACTCTGCTAGCCGTGAAGTGGCCTCAGCTAGTTTTTGCTTTGCCCGTTTTGCTTCACCTACTGCCTTGACATATGAGTCATGACTTACGTAATCCTTCTTCCCGACTTCGCCACTGGCTGGTATGGGTTCGCTCCCACTGGGAACTTCTGGCTGGTTCTCTACTGTCATTCTAACCCCTATGAAAATGATATGTCAAATACCCTTTAGGATATTCTTGCGGATAAAAGTAGCGGCGTCTCTAATCTCGGCGCGTCCTAGATACATAAAAGGCCGACCCATTGCTTCGTTACCCTCAGCTTTGTCAGATTCCTTGGAATTTTTAAAGCCAATGATTAGCTTGGATCCGCTAGCCTTTCTTATAACCATGCTATCAAGCATAGTGCCCTTAAATGTTAAGTTCGACTTGCTGCCACTAGCGGCCTTGGGATGTCTATTGAATTTTTTCCTGCGTTCAGCCCAAGCTGCTGACACAGGTTTCAATCTAACCCTGTTACCACCAGGACGCGCAACACCCTTGCCATCATTCCTAGTTCTATCTCTAATGGTTTCTATAGTCAGAAACCCTAAGCGCCTTAATGAATTAGTATCCTTCATATTCTTTATAAGTTTTTGGAACCTACGGTCAAGGGCTTTCCTGTCAATGGTTATTGCCACTATGTAACCTCATCTACTATTCTATTCACGTCTTTTTGTAGAATATCTAAAAACGGCCTAGCCTTGCCTGGGATGGGTTGCGGCTGCCCATAGGTGCCAAGTATATTCCCTTCAGCCTT